GTCCAGGATGTCGCGGATCTCGCCGGCGAGCTCGTCGCGCTTCAGCCATTCGGCCACCATGTCGGTCTTGGCCTGGTCTTCCTTCGCCACGCTGGGCGGCTCGACCGTGATGTCGATCTGGCTGACGGCGCGCTTCCTGGTGCCGAGCACGCCGAGATAATGTGGGTCGCGCTCCTCAATCGTCTCCGCAAGCTCCAGATAGCGCACCGGGTCGCCCTGGTCCGCCTCGCGCAGGATCTGCGCCAGACGCACCGGGTTGAGCCCGTCTCCTGGATAGCCGGTCATAGGCGAGCGCACGCCCGACAGGGTCGGCCCGGCCACTTCCGTCGTCAGCGTCTTCTTCTCGATCGGCCGGCCGTACTGGTCGGTCAGCCCCTTGTAGACATCAGCCATGGCTCACCCCGCGCGAAACGCGATCCTCGACCGGAATTAATCTCGCCGTTAAACGGCCATTAAACAGGCTGGAGGGCCTTCGGCCGGTTTCCACGTCCATCGGGCCGGCGACGGGGCACAGGGGAATTCTGGCGCTCCCCATCAGACGCCTCCCCGCAGGCCCGAGCCGAGCGGCGGCTTCCACCAGGGCCGGCCGGCACCGTCGGGGATGTCGTCGGCCGTCCAGAAGCCGCCTGGGCCGTTCGACCCGGCCACACCGTCGCGCGCCGAGGGGACGGCCTGATAGCCGTATTCGTGCCATTGCATGCGGCTGGCGAAATGCGCGAGGCCGAGCATGACGGCGAAATCGCCATGCCGCTTCTTCTTCGGCCCGTCGCCGCCAGCATCGGCTTTCTGGTCGATCCGCTCGGGCGGCACCTGCGGCACGCCGCGGATGATCTTGACCAGGCGCAAATCGCCCAGATGGTCGGCGTCTCGCACGAGCGCGATCGAGCCGTCCTCGAAGGCCGTCTTCAGCGGCGGGAAATGCTCGTTGTACCATTGCGGATTAAGCTTGATCGCCCAGACCAGGCCGGAGCTCTCCTCGTCCTCGCGCAGGCCGAATTTGCGGCCGAGATCCTCGGCGAGCTGCATGCCCATGCCGGTGGCGTCGATCGCAGCACCTATCAGCCTGGGCGCCGCGCCCAGGATGTCGCTGGCGATGGCGAACTGTTCCTGGAAGGGGACCCGCCGCATCTCGACCGTCAGCGCCGAGCGCCGCTTGAGAAGGCCGTCGATCGCCAGCAGCCCCATGATCGCCGGGTCGGCCAGCCGCGCCGGGTCATAGCCGAAGGCGTGCAGCCATTTGCCGTTCAGCCCCTTCAACGCCCGTTGAACGGCCTCGACATGCGGCGCCATCAGGTGGCGGCGCTCCAGCTCGGGCCGATGCAGGAAATCGTCGGGCAGGTCTATGCGGATGATCGGAGCCTCTTCCGGCAAGAGCGTCATGCGCGCCTCGATGAGCGGCGCCGTTAGCCAGGCGCCCGAACCCATCGTCGGGATGCAGAACAGCTCCTCGTCGGCTGCATCACCGTAGTCGTCGATGATCTCCTGGCGCCACCGCGCCTCGTATTCCGGCGACCATTCCTCGCCATTCACCAGGCAGATGCGCTGGAACAAGCCATCGAGGAGGGCCTGGTCGAAATCCACCTTGAGGTGCCTGTACTTCTTGCGGCCGGCAAGGACGTCCTGGACGAGCACGTTGAACTCGTTGTCGACGCCGTCATGCGTCGAGCAGACGATGATCTTGCCGCCCCACATGCGCATGGCGAGCGCGGCCTTCATCAGTTCCTTCAGGCTGTCGACGAAGGCCGCCTCGTCTATAATCACATCGCCCTGGTGGCCGCGCAGCGTGCGCGGCGCCGAGGACAGCGCGATGATCTGGAACCCGCTCGCGAAGCGGATGCGGAAGGCCTGGATTTTCCGCGTGTCCTCGGGATGGGCGAGATCCGTGTCCTCGAACAGGAATTCCTCCTGCTCGGCCGCGGCCACGGCGAAGGCGCGCGCCCACATGCCGCAGCAGTCGATGAACTCCTTGGCGATCTCCTGCTTGTAGGAGATGTAGAGCACGTCCATGCCCTTCGCGTCGCGCGAGCGGCCGGCGCGCAGCACGGCATAGGAGCCGATCCCCCAGGTCTCGCCGACCCGGCGGCTCTTCTCGACGACGAGCACGCGGACCGCCGTCGACTCCATAAGCTCGACGGTGAGGCTCTGATAGCCGAGAAGCACCTTCGGCAGGCCGAGGTCGGCGACGAGCTGCGGCACGATCTCGATCGACTCGCGGCGAAGCTTCTCCCATTCAGCTTGCGTGATCGGGGCGGTCATGCTGCTATCCCGGCAGATGGGAGGGCAGATAGATGGATGACGTCGAGAGCCTCGCGGCGGAGGCCGCCAATTTCGCCCTGTTCAACTTCGCACTCTTTGTGTGCCAGGTGCTTCCACCACCTCACGGCATCGATAAGAAGACTCCGGATGAACAATTGGCGCGTGAGGCAATAAGGGAGGCTATCAAAGCCGGCTGCACGAATTTCGACGCCGCGCTGTGGGGCACCCGGGGGAATATCGAGCGTCGGTATGCGGGCGCGCCTTCTGCAATCCAATCTTCTGCGATGGAGCGCGTGCGCCGCGTGTTGCGGGAAGAACAGGGCAAAACCTAGAGCCGGAAGGCGTGTCATGCCGCGCTCGCCTTCTCCGCCTTTTCCGGCGCCAGCGCCTCGGCGAGCGCTTCGCCAACCTTGGCGATGCAGGCATCCAGTCGGCGGACGTATTCGTCGAAGCCGAGCCATTCCGGATCGTGCAGCTTGCGACGGGCGCGCTCCAGCTCGGCGCGCAGCGCGTTGTTGAGGCAGCAGGCCTCGTCCATGGTCAGGATGATGGTGACGGGACGGCCGCTCATTGCTTCGTCCTCACGCCCAGGATCTGCGCTTTGATCGCCTCGGCCGTCTCGGCCGACATGCCGTTCACCTTGCGCACCGTGTCCACGGCCTTCTCGACCTGTTTGGCAAACGCGGCCTCGACCTTCTGCCGGCGGGCCGTCGAGACGCCCTGGGCCTGGGTGGCCTTGAAGAGAGCACCAGCCAGGTTCAGCGCGCCCTTGGGATCGACGCCGCGATCGTCCGTCGCCTGGATGGTCTCGAAGACCAGCGACTTGATCGCCTCGGCGGCGATGACGGTGAGGTCGTCGGAGGCCTTGGCGTCGAACTTTTCGGCGAGCGCGCCGGCGATCGCCCGCGTCTCGTCCAGCCGCCGCGAGAGGGCGGCGAGCTTGATGGAATAGCGGTTGAAGGCGGAGAACGATGGAATGGTAAACTCCAGCTCGCCGCGGCGCTCGGCCTGCAGCGCCTGCAGCTTCTGGAAGAACTCCTCGTAGATCTCCGTCTGGGTCCGATCACGGTCGCGCAACTCCTCGGCCGCCCAGGCGATGATGGGCGATGCCTCCTCGGGCAGAAGCTCGATGGTCGAGAGCCGGCCGCGACCGCGCACCATGTCAGCCCTCCGGCCGCGACGGGCGCTTGACGCCGGGCAACGCCATCTCGCGGCGGAGGTGCCGGTGGCCCGTCTCCGTCAGGCGCGCGATCTTGACCGTGCCCGCATCGGTGATGGTGACGGCGCCCATTTCGGCCAGCCAGCCCAGCTCCGCATGGACCCATTCGCGCGGCTTGTAGATGCCGAACGTCCCCAGCACCTCGCCGAGCAGGCTGGAGTTCAGCGTCTCCGATGGTTCGTCGGCCAGCGCCTTCAGGATCACCAGGCGCGCTTCCTCGCGCATGATGCGATCGATGCTCATTTCCCGTTCGCCCTCTCGAATTCCAGCTCCTGCAGCCGGTCGGCGATCGCCTGCACCGGCTTCAGCCGCTCCGAAATCACCTCGAATTTGCCGTTCAGATCGGAGAGGCCGACCTCGATCCGGTGGACCTGCTCGCGGTCCGGCAGGTGCTTGAATTCGGTCTCCAGCGCCAGGACGCGATCCTCGACCAGCTTGAAGCGGCCGTTGACCGCTGCCGCCGTCGTTTCTCGATTCAAGGCCAGCTTTTCCGACGACTTGCCGATCTCCTCCTTGAGGTCGGTTATTTCCGCCAGCGCTTCCTTCGAACCCGAGGTCAGCCAGGCATAGGCGGTCGTTCCGATGGCGATCGCCGAGAGGATGAGGCTCGCCCAGTCCTTCAGGAACTCCATCAGGCGATCCTCCGGCGACGCTCGCCCAGCGAGGCGCAGTCGAAGCACCTGTCGGTGCCGGGATAGGCCGCCCGACGGGCCGGCGAGATCTCGGCGCCGCAATCGCAGACGAGCCGGCCTAGGCCGCGCGGCCGCAACGCGGCCTGAATGCGCGCCACGCCGGCGGTGCGCTCCTGGTCGGCCCGCAAGGCGGCCAGATCGAAATCCCTCTCGCTCACTGCTTTCCCTTCATCATGACGCTGGTGTTGGCGAGGCCAGCGCGGAGATCATCGAACCAGCCGAAGCAGCGATCCTCGCGCCGGTGTTCCCGATTGAGCGCGTGGCGTTCCCCCCGGAGAGGCACGCGCGCGTCCTGGCCGACCACGAGCGGCGCATGTTTCTCGCGCAGCCGGCAATCGGGCGGCAGATCGGGAAGCTGGACCGGCTGCTCGGCGACAGCTTTCGCCGCGGCAGCGTCCACGTAGCGGCTCGCATCGCTAGCGCACCCAATCAATATCGGACTGATGGACAGTCCAAGGCCGATCGCCAAAAGTGCCCTGCGCATCGTGCGCCACCCTTTCCGTTTCCTCGTCTTTCGCTGCCTGGGCCTCGTCGGCCGCCAGCCGGCGGCCATAGTTCGAATAGGCGTAGTCGGTCGCGAGCTTCGCCCGCTGCAGCGACGCGACCTGCGCCTTCAGCCCGGCGATCTCGCCACCGGCGACCAGCTCCGCCACCGCCTTGTCCACCGCATGGCGCATGGCGCTGCCCCGGTCCCACCACAGCCACGCGCCGATCGCGGCGATCGCCACGACCGGGACAGGGATGCAGAAGGTAAGGAAGCGGACTAGCAGCACCCAGGCGGCGGTTCCGGTCATGGGGCCGGCACCGCCTCGGCCGGCGCTGGGGCGGCGGCCGCATCGCCTGCCGGCGCCTCCGCCGACGGACCGGTCACGGCGGCCGCGTCGGCGCCAGGCTCAGCCCCGATCGAGCGGAGCTTCGCAAGCGTCGCACGCACTTCGCCGAGGACGCCGGTCTTGCTCTCGATCTCGGCCACGAGCTGCTTCTCGTAGCCGGCGAGGCTGTCGAAGGCTTGCATCACCTGGCCGTCGAATGTGTCGATCGTCTCCCGCGCCAGCGTCTGCGCGTCCTTGATCACGGCTTCGATGCCGCGCTCGACGGCTTCCTTGGCCGCCGCGACCTTCGCCTCGGCGACCTGCGCCGCCTGCTTGCCGCGATCGAGGCCGAGCCAGCTCAAGATGCTCATTCGGATGGTCCTTCCGTTTCGGGGTCGATGATGGTGTTCGGGCCGGCCACTGCCGTGATGGCGCGCAGGTCCATGGCCCCGAAGGCCCGGTGGATGCCGAGCAGCGCCGCGATCATCAGCACCATGGAGGGGATGGTGATGCCGCCGATCGCCACCGCGTCGTGCCAGCCGGCCAGCGCGCCGGCCACGATCGCGACGATGACGCCCCAGGCGAGCACGAAGCTCCACCAGAAGGCGCGGCGCGAAAGGCGGTAGGCCGGTTTCTTCAGGAGGCTACGCACCGAAGAGCCTCGAATGCTTCGCCCATTCGCGCCATGGATGCAGCTCGTAGTGCGGAAGGTCCGACAGATGCTCGTCGGTCAGGATGCCGTTGAAGTTCCAGTCGCCGCCCCAGCGGAGCGGCACCATCAACTCCTTGGCGATGCCGTAGCCGAATCCGGTCGCCGGGTTGAAGCAGCCGACCACCTTCGAGAGGGCGATGAAGCGCTGGCGGTCGTTCCAGTCGAGCGGATACGGCGCCACGTCGAGCGCGATCGCCGGCGCCCAATTATGCGCTGACTGCCCGAAATGCGCGTGGGTGTTCCCTTTGCGGAGAGCCTTCTCCTGGTCGGCACGGTCGCGCTGCGACTGCAGGATCATGAAGTTGAACTTCTCGATCGCCGCGTTCATCACCTTTTGCAGGAGCGGATGCGCGCCTTCGAGACGCGCCAGCGAAACGGCAGAGAATTTGGCCATGACCGCCCCGGTTTCGGAATGCGAACGGCCGGAAAGCGGTCCGGCCAGGTCATGGCAGAATGGCCGGCCGGAGCCCGGTGCGCCTTTCACAGCGCGCTGTGCACCTAGAGGAGGGAGAGCTGGTTCGACGGCGCTTTCACCCAGCCGCGCACCGCATAGTCGGTGACATGCAGGCGGCGGGCGATCTGGCCCTGGGTGAGGCCCTTGCCGGCGAGGTAGTTCGCCAGGAAGGGCTTCACCGTCGGCACGCGAACATAGCCGTGATCGGTGCGGGCACGCAACTGGCGCACCAGGGCGCGCGTCTGGTCGAGGCCGAGGAAGCGGGCGAATTCCGAACCGCCCTTCGGATCGGCCGGCAGGCCGAAGGTGGCGCCGCCGAATTCGAGCAGGAATTCGACGGCCCGGTCGAGCCCGAGCGCCTCGACATAGGGACGCGCCGGCGGCGGGATATCCAGGGCGCCGGTCATGCCGCGAATTTCCCGGTCTCGCGGCCCCAGACCGCATGACCCGGCCACGGCTCCCGCGCGAAGAGTTCGCAGGCCGGCACGCTAGGCAAAAGACGCTCGACCATTTCCCTCATTTCGGGGGGCTTGCGGCTATGTTCGCGACGCGCTGAATCGATCAGGTTGCGCACCGAGCGGCTGCGATAGATGGGCCGGCCCATCGTTCCGACTAGAAACGGTTCCGTGGCTGTTCGCAGGATGTAGCCGGGACCGAAGGCGGCGGCGCCTGATGCGGTGCGCTTCACCCAGGGGCCACCGGTCTTATAGGTGAAACCCCAGGCGGCCGTGATCCGCAGCGCCACCGGCAGGTGTGGCCAGGTCGACCAGAGGACGAGGAGGCAATCGCGCGAAGCCAGATAACCCACCGGCAAGGCGGCGATCTCTTCCTCGCTCATTGTCTCGTAGTGCGCTTCCGGGCTTTTGCCGTAGCCCTTCTCGGAGCGCATTTCATATGCCCAGGGCGGATCGGCGATGATCGCGCCATAGCGCAAGGGCACGAGCGGATCGAACGGCCAGGACGTCATTCGCCGCGGCCTCGCCGCGACGGCCAGCTCGGCGGGATCGCGGTGACGACGCTGGTCGAGCCCTGCGCATCGCGCGTCTCGGCGAGGACGAGCTTGATGTTCTCGACCGTCACGGCCGCCGCGCCGAGGCGCACCGCGTTGACCGTCAATCCCGCGAGGTGCAGGCGCAGCGCCTCGACGTCGAGGCCGTGCCGGCGCTCAAGATAGCGCAGAACCGCATGGTCCGTGACGATGGCGGGTTTGTCGCTCATTCGCGGCCCGTCCAGTCCGGCAATCCGCCGGCCCCCGTCTCGACCAGCTGGCCGATGACCTGTTCGCCGAGGCCGCGGCCGAAGGCGATCTTCTCGGCCTCCGCCCAGCCCGGTGCGACGATGTTGCCGGCGAAAGTCCGGCCGCCCTCCCTGAAGGGCGGTCGTGAACACGATGCCGCGCGCGGCGAGCCGGTTCCTGACCGGCAACGGGATGCCGAAAAGATCGTCGAAGAGGATGGAGTCGGCGAAAGGCCGCGTCGCGTCGACATGCATCAGCGCACCGTCTTCCTCAACCGTCGCACCATCTCGCCGAGCCGGTTCATGACGCCCTGCCATTCCTTCGCGTTCATCCGGTCGACAGGGCGGAAGGCATGGTCGTCGAGGAAAGCATGGAAGCCTTTCCATTCGACCGCGCCGGCCTGGGCGAGCAGCGCCCATTGCGCCAGCGCGATCTTGGCACCGGCCTGCCGGCGCCAGGCCGGGTCGAACTTGCCGTTGCTCCACTCGACCCCGGCGCGCGTCGCCCAGCTCTTCAGCGCCTCGATCGCCTTCGCCGCCTCGGCGCCGTCGAGGAGGAAGCGCGTATGGTCGATGTGCGTCTGGCGCCTCACGAAGGCCAGCAGCGCCTTGTCGCTCCGATCCTCGACCTCGCCGAGGTTCCACAAGGCGATCCAGTGCGCCTGCAGCTTGGCGGCGAACGGGCCCTCAAGGGCCTTTTTTGTCGGCTTGAAACCCTGCCGGCGCAGCTCCTCGAGGAGCCGGCCGCGCTCGCCCTCGCTCATGTCCCGGGCGGAGTCCTTGCCGGTGACGCGCAGCGCCACGGCCCGGTAGGTGTCCTCGTCGAGCCCGAGCTGCTTACGGGCGACGTGAATGGCCGCGAGCGCGTTCATAGGAACGTCCCCGCCGCCGCGCCGGACCCGGCCGGCTGGCCTGCGGTCGCGGCCTGGACCGCTAGCCCGCTAGTTCCTCCTGAGCTCCACCGCGCAATCCTCCAGCTCCTCGGTGAGCATGCCGAAGAGCAGCGCGAATTCGGACACGCCGACTTGCTGGAGGCTCTTTGCCGAGCCGATGAGGTCGCCCAGCCCCTTGAGGGCCGCCACCGTATATTCGAGCCGATCCAGCGGATGCGGTCGGTATCGCTCTTGTTGTTCCATGGCTCTCCCCCTTGCCGGCCGACTGGTGGCCGGACGACGCAGGTTGGAAGACCGCATGGAGCATGCGGCAAGCCTTTCGGCTTCCCGCGCCGCCCGACCAGGGCGCTCCATTTCGGGCTTCCAATCCCGACTCCGCCTTGTCTGCGGAGCGGTTCGAGATTAGGTTGCTGACCATGCACGTCAAACGAAAACTCGCGGCGCTCGCAGCCCTTGTCACGATGATGGTTACCGGCCCGTGTCTGGCGGCCGACCATGCCCATGAGCTCGACGCCCTGGGCGCGCTCTCCTTCGCGCCGCAGGCCTGCGGCATCGACATCGATCGCGACGCGCTCTACCGGCTGGCGGCGAACATGGAGGCCGACTACGGCGCCCCCATGCTGCGCGCCAGCAACCGCGTCGCCGGCGAGCAGGCCTCCTGGACGGCCGACCAGCGCACGCGCTATTGCGAGGCCTCCCTCGCCATCGCCAAGCGGCTCGGAATCTACCGCGGCGCTCACTGAAAGAACCTCGGATCGATGGTTTGCGGCGCCGGTGCGGTCGTCAGCCGGCCTTCTCGGCCGGTGCGCCCGCTCGAGATCAGCCATTCGGCATAGAAGCGCGTAATCTCCTCCGCATGGCGCGGCCGAGGCTCGTGATGGTTCACGGTAGCCGCGATGACGGAAAGCATGGCGCGGATGGCGTCGTCGGCGTCGTTCTCGCCCTCGTTCAGCACGGCGACGACGCGCTCGGCGAGCCGGTGCTGTTCGTCAGTGAGGATGCGTTCAGCAGGCATGGGAATCTCCATCGTCCAGGACGGCGTCGACCAGGCTGTCCTCGGCCACTTTCTCGATGATCAACGCCGCGAGCGTCTCGCGACGTAGCCCGCTCGCCCGCGCGGCCGGCGCCAGGCGCTGGAGGACGCCGAGCGGAAGGAGGATACTGCGGCAGACATCCGGATTGCCGGTGCGCGCGCCGTTCCAGCGCCGCGCCGAGCATTCGAGTGCCGAGACGGTGTCCAGCTTGATGCCGATCTTCCTGGCAATCTCCGCCTTGGTCTTGCCCTCACCGAGAAGCGCCAGCACGGCGGCGGTGCGGCTCGGATAGCCGAGAGTGGGTTTCGGCCCGCTCATGACCGGCCTCCCGTATAGTCGGGGAGGCCGAGCAGCTTCTCCCGCCGGATCGCTTTGCGGCCGTTGGTCTGCCTCTTCTTCTCGGCGCGAGACTGCTCGGCCGCCTCGGCCCGGCGCCGCGGGCCTTCCAATTGGGCCTTGGCGATCTCGCGCAGCAGCCAGCCCAGCGCATCGGGATCGTCAACCTCGATCTCGACCTTGACGATGGCGCGAGCGCCCTTCGAGCTGGACGTATAGCTGCGGATGCGCGCGTGCTCCGGTTCGATCCAGATCGTGCTCATCGCAAAGCTGCCGGAACAAGACGATTGCCGGAGGCGGCCGCCATTCGGTACGGTCGATGACGGCGGAGGGAAAACCGATGAAATGGACGGATTGGCTGCCGCTGGTCAATCTGGCGATCGCGACGCTGATGGGCGTTTGCCTGGGGATTGCTGGCGCGGGAACTTCGGGAACTGTAGACTTTCTCTACAAATGGCAAACGTTGTTCGCCGGCATTCTGGCTGTCGTGGCCGCCGGGCTGACGATCTTTCAGATGGAGCGTACCGACTGGAGGCAGCAGGTCCGACACAAGGATCTGGTGAAATTGAACTTGCGCGCAGATGAGTTGCGCGTCCGGCGCGCCTATGCGGTGCTGTCGAAATATCAGGCGGCAGTGCCGGTTTTTCGCAATGCCTTGGATGGCTTCAAGAGAAGAATCAACGGTGACGTGGACACCCTGCCTCCGCCTACACTGAGAGATCTTATGAACGTGGCGGGCTTCATCAGAAAAGCGATCAGCGACGACATGGTCGGGGAATGTCTGCCGCTTTTCACGGCAGAGTTGGTGGAGGCTTTCCGGCTGGTCGATACGCAATGCACGGTCACACGTTCCATGGATTTCATGCGGCTTGAGATCGGAGAGGCCCATGAGATGGGCCACAACGAGAAAACTGCTATTCTTGAGGAAATCGCGCGACTTGAGGTGGTCGGCATCGTATTCCAGAGGATGATCGATGGAACGCGAGAACTGCTTACCGCGTACGCGCGCTAATTCGCCGCCCGCGATCATCGCCCCGCCTCCTCAAGGAGCCCGGCGGCGCGGTCGGCAAGGTCGCGGTTGAAGGCGCCAAGGCGGATATCGATCTGCCGGCCGGCTGCGCCCTCGATGTCGCCGAGTTTTAGCAGCGGCGTGTCGATGCAATCGGCAAGGCAGGTGGCGAGCCGACCGGGCAGATGTCCGTCCAGCCACGCGAGCACCTCGTTGGCATGATCGTCGCCAAGCGGTTCCCAGCGCGCGCCCGGGCGGTCCTGACGGCAGAGCTTACCGTCGTCGACGCGAAAGCACGGAAAGCGCTCAAGCCCAGCGATGCAGGCGGAGCACAAATCCGGTTCGACCCAATAACAGGCACCGTCCGCCGTCACGCAGGCGGCCATGTCGGTGCAGCCGCAGACGCGGCAGGCGCGCACGGCGTCCATCACCTTGCCCTTTCGTACGGATAGATCGGGATCGGCCCGTCGACACGTTCGCCGGTAGTGAGGTTGACGGTCGAGCAGCCCTCGAGGCACCTAGCATGGCAGGTGCCGAGATTGATATCGGTCGCGCAGATATCACCGTCCTTGAAGGGCTCTCCGCAGACGGAACAGCCGTCGCGTTCTTCCTTCGGCCCGATCGGCACCGGCCCGAACCCGTGCGGGTTGAGCGGATCGTCGTCACGGCCGAGGCCACCCTTCATTCCGGCCTCGGTGCCATAGGGTGACGGATATCGCGCTTCTCGGCCTTCGATAGCCGCCAGCTTGTTCCGCGCAGCGGTCAGCCAGTTTCGAAGAGCGCCGCCGAGCCCCATGGTCGACGTGCTGCGAATGCCGGCGATGCGCACGGCCGTCTCGCTGCTCTTGTCGCGGATGGTCGCGCCGATCTGCACGACGGCCAGCTCCAGTGCGCTATCTGCCGATCGGCATGTATTGCGATAGGTCTCGTAATCCTGCAGGGCGCTGACGACTTCCAGAGCTTTGGTGTGCGCGTCAACGGCGC